CCCGAGAAACCCGAAGGTGAATCTCAACCCGAAGGTGTGAGTAAGAAGAATCCTTTACGTATGGGTATCGTGGGACATGGGTTTGTAGGTAAGGCTGTAGAATATGCGTTCTATCATCCTATGGTAGAACACTTTATTGTTGATCCGAATAACCAAACTACTATCGATGATCTTGTGAAGTATAAACCACAGATTGCGTTTATCGCTGCACCTACTCCACAGAACTCAGAGACGGGTTTTGTGGACGCGTCTATTGTAGAAGATGCGGTACTCAAGTTGATGTACCATACTAACGCACTTGTTGTTGTCAAATCAACAATCACTCCCGACATTGTGGATAGAATATACAATTCAATCGAACCTCAAGACTTTGATCGATTCGTGTACAATCCCGAATTCCTGACAGAAAAGTCTGCATGTGAAGATTTCGTCAATGCGGAACATCATGTGTTTGGTGGTACGGATCCTGCGTGTAATGAACTACAACAGATCTATGATATCTTTAGTGGGTGTAAGTCCGACAAATACTATCGTATGTCTGGGTGCGAGGCATCCTTTGTTAAGTATGCGACCAATTCCTATCTTGCAACTAAGTTGACATTCTTCAACCAGTTGAAAGAGTTGGTGGATTCATTTGATTGTAGTTATAATATGATTACTCGTGCAATGGGTGCGGATGATCGTATCGGCATCAAACATACCCGTGTGCCTGGCCCTGATAAGAAACGTGGGTTTGGTGGTGCATGTCTACCCAAAGACACTATGGCACTTCTGAAGTTTTCCGAATCTCAGGGAGAAAAGTTCGATCTGTTAGAAAATGTCTTGACAATCAACAACAAATATCGTATAATATACGAGTTAGATGAACGTGAAAAAGTAAATAATATATCATTTGGAGATGAGAAAGACGTATGAGTATAATGAATAAATTGAAGAAGAACTCCAAGGTCAAGAGTGCCGAGGTTATGTCAAAGAGTAAGTTCTTCACAGAAAAGGATATGGTTTCTACAGATGTACCTATGGTCAATGTCGCATTGTCCGGTTCTATTGACGGTGGTGTTACGCCTGGACTGACCGTCCTCGCAGGGCCATCTAAACACTTTAAAACATCATTTGCACTACTTATGGCTGGTGCATACTTACGGGAGAGAAAAGATGCAGTTATTTTATTCTACGATAGTGAGTTCGGTTCACCCCAATCTTATTTCGAACAGTTTGGAATTGACACTAGTCGTGTTCTTCACACTCCTATCACGAATGTAGAAGAACTAAAGTTTGACCTTATCTCTCAACTAGAAGAGATTGATCGTGATGATGACGTTATCATTGTAATCGATTCTATTGGTAACCTTGCGTCTAAGAAAGAACTCGATGATGCATTGGCAGAGAAGGGTGTTGCGGACATGTCACGTGCGAAGGCATTGAAGGGTCTGTTCCGTATGTCAACACCATACCTTGCAATGAAAAACATTCCTATGTTGGCTATCAATCACACCTACAAAGAGATTGGATTGTTTCCGAAGGATGTTGTTGGTGGTGGTACTGGTATCTATTATAGTGCTGATACTATCTGGATCATCGGTCGTAGACAGACTAAGACGGGTACCGAAGTTACTGGTTATGATTTCGTAGTCAACATCGAGAAGTCTCGTTACCTTAAAGAGAAGTCTAAGATTCCTATCTCAGTATCTTGGGATGGTGGTGTCGAGAAGAACTCTGGACTACTTGATGTTGCTCTTGCCGGTGGATATGTTTTCAAACCAAGTAATGGTTGGTATCAACGTGTAGACAAAAGTACTGGTGAGTTGGTAGATCCGAAGGTTCGACAGAAAGATACTCTGACCGATGAGTTCTGGGCACCTATTTGGGAATTTACAGACTTTGCAGAATTTATTAGAAAACAATATCAAATTGGATTGCCAATGCAAGTAGATCCTGATATAATAGTACAAATAGATGGCGAAGATATAAATGATTAATCTCGACAAGGTGAGTGAGGGGGTTGACTATGAGTTGATCCCTGTCGAATATGTAGATAATGAGGCCGCGTGGGATGTTCGCATCCTGCGTGGTGAGTTTACCGAAACCGTGTTACGTTTTGGCACGATCAAGTATGATGGAGAACGCGATTGTCTTACCTTTGACTTTCGTGTAGTAGAATCTCCGGATGATGAGTTGGATTCTTCTAGTGAAGACCTCCAAGAATTCTCTGGTTCTATTCTAGAAGATATACTTGAACGTGGTATAAATGAAGGTTGGGTATACGGTACTGAGAAAAAGAATGGAGAAGATGTTGGAAATCAATCTGGAACAAACGATTCTGAGGAATCTATTAACGAATGATGCATATGCGAGAAAGGTTGCAGCGTTCCTAACACCTGACTATTTTGAAGGGGTCTACAAAGGACTCTTCAATGAATTCACCAAGTTTATTGCAAAGTATAATAAACTCCCCACAATGGAAGCATTTAAGATTGAGGTCGATGAAGGTGATCGTCTCAATGATGAACAATATCGTCATGCAATCGAGATACTTCCAAACATCTTTACTGCTGAGGCAGAGAACCTTGACTGGTTGATTGATCGTACCGAGAAGTGGTGTCAAGACCGTGCGGTCTACAATTCTATCATGGAGTCTATCTCTATCATTGATGGTAAACACCAGACACTATCTAAGAATGCGATTCCTGATATTCTATCTAAGGCACTGGGTGTTACATTTGATACTAACATTGGTCACGATTATCTTGAGAATGTCGAAGGTCGATATGACTTCTACCACGAACAAGAAGAACGTATTCCGTTTGACCTAGATCTATTCAACCAGATCACCAAGGGTGGTATTCCTAACAAGACCCTGAACATTGCACTTGCAGGTACTGGTGTAGGTAAGTCTCTGTTTATGTGTCACTGTGCGGGTGCCGCACTCTCTATGGGTAGGAATGTATTGTATATCACTATGGAGATGGCCGAAGAACGTATCGCAGAACGTATCGATGCAAACTTGTTGAACATACCTATCGATCAATTAGAGAATCTATCCAAGCAGATGTTCACCGACAAGGTTTCTCAGATTCAGGCAAAGACTAATGGTAGATTGATAATTAAAGAATATCCTACCGGTCAAGCAAATGCGTCTCACTTCCGTGCATTATTGAATGAACTGAAGTTGAAGAAGAACTTTGTTCCGGATATGATATATATTGATTATCTGAACATATGTTCGTCTTCACGGATGAAAGCGATGGGTGGTTCTATCAACTCTTACACATATATCAAGTCCATTGCAGAAGAACTACGTGGTCTTGCGGTAGAGTTTGATGTACCTGTTATGTCTGCGACACAGACTACTCGTGGTGGTTACGGGAATGATGATGTGGGACTCGAAGATACTTCGGAATCATTTGGTCTACCTGCTACCGCTGACCTTATGTTTGCATTGATTAGTAATGATGAACTCTCAAACAATGGTCAGATATTAATCAAACAGTTGAAGAATCGTTACAATGATGTTGGTTCTAATCAAAGGTTTGTTGTTGGTGTGGATCGTTCTAAGATGCGTTTATTTGATGTGGATCAGAATGATTCTCCTCTAAACAAAGAAGAAGATAATGGCCCTGCGTTTGATAACTCGAATTCTGGTCAAAGACTAAAGTCGGAAAATAGATTCGGAGATTTCAAATTATGAGTCCAGAATATCAAACACTATTAACTCTTGCCTTGATGATTGGTGCCTACTATTTGGGTAATCATTTCGGTAAACTAAAGGGTATTGAACTGGCGATTGTATGGTTCGAAGGTCAAGGTATAACACTAACATTAGATGAGGAAGAAGAAGAAGATGAGTGAAGTGAATTTAGTTGCGATTAGCAAACCAAACGTTGGAGTAACTGACTGTTGGGATGCAAATGATTTAATCGCATATACTGCAAGGGTGAGTAATCCTTCTAACCAAAACAATACTGAAAGTGCACCAAGGTTGTTGAAATATCTAATCAAACATCAACACTGGTCTCCATTCGAGATGGTGCATATGACTCTTGAAATAAAAACGACACGTGATATCTCTCGACAGATTATCCGTCACCGTTCGTTTTCATATCAAGAGTTCTCCCAACGTTATGCGGAGAGTGAGAACTTCTCTACTCGTATGGCGAGATTGCAAGATCCCAAGAACCGTCAGGCATCTATTGATATTGCGGATGCTGACTATGGTGTGGGTAGTGAAGGTGCTAAGACAAGTGCGAATGGTCTGGTCGAAAACTGGAACATGAAACAGAAGAAGGTTATTGCGGCTGCGAAAGATGCATATAACTGGGCACTAGATAATGGTATCGCAAAGGAACAAGCACGTGTGGTGTTACCCGAAGGTAATACAGGTACCACCTTATACATGGCAGGATCTTTGCGTTCTTGGATTCACTTCTGTCAGTTGCGTATGGGTATCGAAACTCAGAAGGAACATCGTATTGTTGCGGAACAGTGTTGGGAACATATCAAAACACATTTCCCTGATATAGCAGAGGCGGTAATGGAAAATGAGTAAATACAGTTGTCCAGTAGTATTGGATGAAGAAGGACATCAATGCATTGAGTTTAGTGATGAATTAATGAAAGAACTTGACTTGAAGGTAGGGGATGTGATAGAATGGGAACTAACAGAAGAAAGTGGTTCTTGGTTTTTAAATAAGGTAAACAAGGTAGGAGAAGAAAATGAAGAAGGGTGATATCGTTACAGTGATGACGGGTGTAGGTGAATATATTGCACGATTGGATCGAATTGATGCAGGTGCGGTACATGTACAAGACCCACGTCTTATTGTACGTGGTGAAGATGGTACGATTGGTTTCGGTCGTGGTGTATGTATGTCTGCTGTTGAAAATCCAAAGACTTTGACGTTTAGTGATGTTATTTTCACTGTACCGACAAATGAGTCTTTTGAGAAAGCATGGATCGAAGCTACTAGTGGCATTATAATTTAATGTCTGAAGTAACTATTCGGAACAAAGAACTCCTAGAGACCCTTGACAGTTTTGTCGAGGATTTCTTTAGTCGTGACTATTCTAGTACTGACTACCAAGTGTATAGTGCAGAAGAAGATAAGACTAATGGGGAGTACTTTTGTTCCGAAGAGTACTTGACAGAGTGCCTGTCACGTGATACACTAGTAGGTGTACCAGACAGACATTTTGCACAACCTATCTCTAAGATGGTTCGTGCTCAACCCAAAGTCTGGTCGGATTATATGAAACGTGTCAAGTATGATTTTGCAGCCGATATCGGTGCACATACTTCTGCACTATTATCATATTATCCGCCTGGCGGGTTTGTTGGATGGCACACTAACTATGACGCATCTGCATATCAAGTATTATTCACTTGGTCTAAGAGTGGCAATGGATACTTCAAGTACCGTGACAACGACACAGGTGAGATAGTTACCTTACAGGACGTGCCGGGATGGCAATGTAGACACTTCTACTTTGCTCCCGAAGATGAACCTAAAGATCTCTGTTGGCATTCTGCGTATGCAGGAGAAGACAGAATTACACTCGCATATAAGTTTTGCGGGTATGGAAAAAATGATCCTCGTGACCAACAGGCGCGAGACTTACGTGATTTATTAATTGAGGATATTGAAACAGAATGATTACATTGACCCCCGAAGATAAAAAGAAAGTTGCAGGTGCGATTAAAGAACTATCTGATAGTATGACTCGCATCGATGCAGAGAAAGACTTGATTAAAGATATCGTTCAAGTCACCTTTGAGAACCATGGCGTGGATAAGAAACATATCCGTAAACTTGCTACGATTTATCACAAAGCAAACATGGCAGAAGTTCGTACCGAGTACGAAGACCTTGAAGCATTATATGAGGAGTTGTTCTAATGGCGGGTTCTGAATATTATGGTGACGTTACTGTAGGTGGTCGTAGTCTGAATGACGCAACTCCCGAAGAATGGGATCAGGCACATGCAAACGCACTGCGCGGCCGCACGATTACTGATGCAGACATTTCTTACAATGGAGATTCACTTTACTGGCAAGATAATTTGACCTCAAATTATCTAAATAATTCGACCAATACTTGGAATGAGTTCACTACTTGGAATGAGTATACGGATGATATTGATTACAAGTTCCGTGAAAGAGAACTGATCGAAGAGTTTAGGAAATATATAGATACTACTTACAGTGGTCACTATGGTCAAGGGGGTCTTCAATCATCTGAAGTCATCGTTGATCGTGGTCATGGTATGGGATTCTTTGCTGGTAATATTGACAAGTATAATGGTCGATATGGCAACAAGGGAGAGAACCCTGCTGACTGGCGTAAAGACATTATGAAAACAATTCATTATGGTTTTCTGAAGTTGTTTGAACACGATAGGATTCATGGGAATAATGGGAATACTACTGACTAATGGTGACTCGTTCACCTATGGCGATGAACTAGAGGGAAGTCGATCTCCGAATGGGATCGACACCCACCATCGTCACACATACACACACAAATTATCAGAGAGATTGCATCTCCCTTATGTGAACCTTGCAGAGAACGGTTCTTCAAACGCGAAGATTTACCGTAGAACACTCGACTTTCTAATGCGTCCATCTGACCATGTTGATATGGTTGTTATAATGTGGAGTAATTGGGGAAGGTTTGAGCTGTGTGAGTCTGAACATTTTCTTGCGGATAAAGATATACATATCCCTCAAGAATGTAACATGAACCAGATAATACCTTCACACAAGAGTACATCCTTTGAATTAGAATGGGGTGATAGTACTAATAAAAACAGAAAGGAAATTCTCAAAGCATATACTGAAGATGTTCTTACCATGCAGACTCAAATATTATATGGTTTGAAATGTATGCAACAGATGCAGTTTATTTGTGAGATGATGATGATCCCTATCATACAGGGCGTAATCCACGGTGACATGTATAAAAATATATTATCCACTCTCAAAATGGATGGTTTCGAAGATTATAAGAAAGAAGTTAAAAAAATCCTTAAAGACTTGCGTCCTGAATGTAGAATGGGTTTGGGTAATTATACAGACCTTTATACCTTGGCTGAGAAAAGTTACACGTTAAAACCCATGGGTCATGCTGATGAAGATACCCATACGGAATACGCTAAACTTATTGCTCATATAATTACTGCGGCAGAAATGTTACCATGTTACTAACTAATGGTTGCAGTTTCGTATGGGGTGATGAGTTGCAGGGATATGATAAGAGTCCGCCAGAACATTACCATTTAACATTCACCCATCATTTATCTAAAAAATTAAAAACAGAATATGTGAATCTCGCTACTTGTGGTGCGTGTAATGATAAAATATTTCGAGACACTATAGACTATCTTTTAGATCCGACTAAAGAAAATCCTACTCATATGGTAATTCTTTGGTCTGCGTGGCAGAGAGACGAGGCTGCAGAAAATAGAGTATCTGGATGGGAAAGAGAGGTTGGTATCCAACGGTTCCAATGTATGTCGCAATTCTCTCCTGCTAGGATGCACCATATTAAACCTGAACTAGAACAACTATTGTCCCCCGCATTAGAAAAGATGGATGTTCTTCGTACTAAAATAACACATCATCTAAGTTTCATGAAAAGTATGGAATTGATATGTGATAGTATGGGTATCAAATTAATACAGGGTTCTTTCCACAAAAGGTGTTGGTCGAATATTTTATTGTCAACACATCCAAGATTCAAAAGAACCGATTCTCCTTGGACTGAATGGATAGAGTATACCCACAAATCACTTAGTAGTTTGAAAGATACCAGTAGACTTGGACTTGGTAGGTATATCGACTTTTATACTTTTGCCGAGAATGACTTCGAAATATTAGAGTTTGGACATCCCAACGAACCCGCTCATGAAGCGTGGTCACAATACCTATATGATATATTTGTAAAAGAGTTCTCATGAAAAATATTATACTACAACACTGGTCGGGTGAACTCAACGAACTGACTAAACTATCATCTAAGAGTATCTCTGAGTACGCTGAGATGGTCGGTGCGGACTATGAACTTGTAAGAGGTGACCAATTCACTTCTATGGATGTGAGACCCGAACTACAGAAACTTGTTATGTTGGACAAACGATGGGATGACTATGACAATGTTGTTATGGTTGATGCCGATATGTTTGTTCGTAAGGGTTGTAATGAAAACATATTTGAGTGTAAAGGCATAGGTAGACATACTCAAATCCAAACCAATCTGCGTTCGGGTATTGCAAGAACACTCGGTTTCGTATGGGGTAATGAAGGTGCACCTTACTGGGGTGGATCTATATACAAACTGACCAAGGAACAACGTAAGAAGTTCCGTAGTGTATTGACTGACGATATCGTGTTACGGTATAAACAGAACTGGGTTGATGAAGGTGTCATGCACACTCTCGCACTTAAACTGGGAATGTCCCACACACAGAAAGGCAACTACCTTGATGGACAAATGTGGAACTATTCTTCGTTTGAACCAGATGTTGAACGTGCAAACTTCATACATATAAGGACAAAGATAAAACCTAGTGGCCCCAAAGACACTAAGATGAATAACTATAAACGACTAGTAAACAAAGGGTTGATCGCGACCTAAAGAATCCCACCTACCTTGGGATCGTGACCCGAACATGTCCCTAAACTGTTCACTTCTAAAGATATGTTTTGTATAAATAGAATCGTACATAATAACTATTTTTGGATTTATTCATGAAACTACTTTATACCCTACTTGTTGGTGTGATTTTAACTTCTTCGGCATATGCTCAAGAAAGTGTTATCGAAGACATTATAAAGACAGACTCTACAACTAATAGTACTGTTACCACAAAATCTGATTCGACAACTACTTTGAAGTCGCCTCCCCCTTCTGCTATTTCCCCCACGATTAATACGTCAAACTCTGACCTATGTACATTCGGTGTTGCGGGTGCAGTACAAACACAAATTCTTGGTATCTCTGCGGGTACACAGTTCACTGATTATAATTGCGAAAAATTAAAAAATGCTAAGACTTTATACGATATGGGTATGAAAGTTGCAGCAGTATCAGTGATGTGTCAAGATAGACGGGTTTTTGACGCTATGATGAATGCAGGAACACCTTGCCCATATGACGGTATGATCGGCGAAGAAGCTAAACTTGCGTGGGAAGCAGAACTTGCCGCAGGTGGTTCACCCGAAGTGAAAAGCGATAAAGATAAAGAAAAGGAGATGACCACAAATGAGAAGACTCTTGCCGCTAGTGGTGGTATTGGCGCTCTGCTCCTCTTACTCTTACTCTGAGGTCATATCCGGTACAACTAGGAACGCAACCGACTTTGGTTATAATTGGGTGATGCGCAACATCTTGCCTCAACAGGCAGGACTAGAAGTATCCAGTGTGTTGTACAGATACACTGCTATAAAGAATACCGAAGATGATATGGTCGTCTATGTCCAGAACGAAGATGCTGGCGGTGACGGTTACATCTTTCGAGAAGTGGATGATTGGTCTGGACGAAGATCGAACACTATTAATAAGATAGTTCCGGTAGACAATATACTGATAGACCGTTGGGGAGATGGTTCTATCGAATGGACTGGAGAAGGTACTGTAGAAGACGCACGGGTGGTTTACAACTATAGGTACGACCCATGTTTCGATCCACAGACTAGTCCTGACTGTCCTGGCTATGTTGTACCAATACCCGATATTCCTGAACCGGACTTGACTGCAATATACGAACAAGAACAAAGATTTATCAAGGAGGAAGCTGAGAAAAAGGCAGAACTTGATGAAGAGGAACAAAAGGAAAAGGATAGAAGGAGGATTTCAATACAAAAGAATAGGGAACGTTTAGAAATCGCAATGGGTGCAGTTAACTCCGCGTTAATGAGTGCTGATGCACAACTAAAGCATGATCAGTTACTTGCGCTTGGTTTAATACCGCCAGCATATATGAGAGATATATCTGGGGGAACATATGACGAAACAATTACATTAAAAGATGGTAAGTTACCAACTAATCCTAAAGGAAAAAGAGTTGGACTTGCTCAACAATTATTACATGAAAAAATGATAAATAGTCAGTATAACAACTAATCTATAGGAAATAGTTATGTTTAAACAAATTTTATTTGCCACGGTCGCATTAACTTCGACTGGCGTTATGGCATTTACAGAAGTACCAATTACTGGTAACGTGGAGTCTAAGTGTGTTATCACTACCGACACGCCCGGAGTCTTTGGTAACCCTGTTAGCAATATTCTTAGTACTAAGTCGATAGATGGTGGGGTAGAACCTATCGTTCGATTCGATATCATTGAAGCTGGATCTTACAAGGCGGTTCTATCGTATCCTATCGAGTTTACCACTTCACCGTATTTGAACGATGTTGTGAATTGGACAGGATTGGTTGATATTGCTGAAGTATCAGATACGTTGATGAATGACTTCGACAACACCAAAGTACTGTACAACAATGTTACAGAATATGATTTGACTGTTGCTGGTAGTATATGGTTCAGATCAGAATCTCAAGCAGACTATGGTTATGGGAAATCATTTCCTGGCGGTATCTACCGTGCCGCAGTCAGTGCTGAGTGTATAGCGCAATAGTATCATGCGTTATATTATGATGTTATTAGTCCTTATCGGTGGGTATGCGAATGCCCACCAATGGACACCCACGTACCCAAAACTGAAGTTATCTCATGTCTCTGGTATTATGAAAGTTGATATGGAACTCTTCAACAGCAGGCAGGATGTTGGTTGGTATGAAATATCCGTGTTTGATAAAGATTGGAATCCAGTAAAGTTTGCGGTAGGTGGCGAACGAATACTAAATGTTCCCTATCTAAAGAAACAAAAAGTGGAAGTGTATGTTAGATTTGGTGATACTAAAATTGTCAAATACATATGCAGTAAATCTAAGATAATAGCAGAAGATGAAAGAGTAACGGTGGTATCATCGAGGATATGTTCGAAACTTAAATAGTGAGTGATGCAGTGAGATATTTTATAGTGATTTTGACAATATTATGTGTGGGACAGGTTCATGGAGATTCTAGTGCTTTGAATCTATCATTACCTCAATCCCCATCTAATTATGCTTCAGATCAAATTAGGGCTGGTGATATAGATTGCCGGAACGCCATTGGTTCTGCTACTAACGTAGAGTTCGGTGTTGTCGGTATAATCAATCAAGATGATCCATTCAATACGATGGGCATTGACAGTAACCTATACAATAATGGTAGTGGTAAAATGAAAGATGTTGGTGTATATGCCAAGATCACCATACCTATAGGTGCACCAAAAGAAAGAATCAACTGTAATACATTATACCAATTAGAACTTACTAAGAAAAGATTAGAAGTCCAGAAGTTACAAGCAGAGTTGGCGAATCTAAGAAAACTGAAATTCGAGGGTGATGAGAAATAATGTCAGAAGAAGAAGACAAAACGGAAATCGAATTTGGAGGGATGACCTTCAAAGGTGGTAAGATGTTCGCATTGATTACCGCACTCTCTACACTCGGTGGTGCTGCGTGGGGTGGATTTGAGTTCTACAATGACTATCGCAGTATGAAAGAGATCGTAGAGAACATTGACGTAGATGCTATCTCAGCACGTAACGATGTCATTGAGACTAAACTAGATGAAGCCATAGAATATACCCGTGATATCAAGTCTGGTCTACGTGACGACATCATCTCTATCGAGAAACAAGCAGACCGTGTAGAGGACAATCTAAGAATTACCGAAACTGAAGTACGTGACATGATCGATAAAGCAAATGATCGATTCGAAGATAAACGCAACCAACTACAAGAAAACTACGACACCCAACTCAACCGTCTACGTGACAAGAACGACCGCGAGTTAAAAGAACTCGAAGAACGTCTCACAGACCTAGTTCAAAAGGCATTGGATAACCCCCTGTCCGATAACTAATCCCCCCCTTGACATCCTCCCCTTACTGTGGTATACTAAGCCTTATCCAGTCGGGGAGGGTGATTATACCTTTCCGTTATATCAAACCCCATAAAAGTGTTAAAAAAGTCTAAAAGAATCAGCTGATAAGTGTTGACTTCTTATTATTATTATGAGATAATGGTTACCTAATTGAGTTGAGAGATATTATGAATAGAGAAGAACAGATTACTTACCACTGGAATGACTTGATGGTTCATTGTGAAACTAAAGAACGTTTCAATGAAGAAGAGTTCGAAAGAATCTACAATGAGATTGTTGTAAAAATTAATGAGATGGAGAACTAAAATGTCTAAAGTAATGCTTGAAATGGAAAACGAACAGATTGACGCGATAATGGTCAGTGAGTTGAAATGGCACATCGACACCTTCAGAAAAGATTTGGAGCGTAGAGAAAAGGGTGAGGGTGTGTCTATATTTGACAATGACCCTAAGGCTGATGTTGTTTACCTGAATGAATACATCGAGGCGTTTGGTCTGGTACTGGATTACTACGGTGGTAATTTATGATTCACGGTAGTATGCGACACTATGCAAATGGACGTAAGAAGAGGACTGTATAATGTACGGTAAAGTAGGTGAGACTATTCAATGGGAAACCCCTCGTTCCATAATCACAGGTGAGATAATGTTTGTTCATGAGAACCTCACCGATAACAATGTTGACTACTACAGTATTGCGACTGGCCCTGAACCTATGGACAGACACTTTCTTGATAGTACTACAATGAAAACCATTAATGTTAAAAATTTATCTAATGGAGAACAATATGTCTAAAGTAATGATTGAAATGGAGTCTGAACAGATTGACGCGATAATGATCGGTGAGTTGAAATGTCACATCGAAACCTTCAAGAAAGATCTGGGACAAGATCTGGAACGCGATGTGTCTATATTTGATAATGACCCTTACGCTGATCTCGATGCTTACCTGAATGCACGTATCGAAGCGTTTAGTCTGGTACTGGATTACTACGGTGGTAATTTATGATCACCCCCTTTGATATGGTTGAGGAGGAGTTGGAGTTACTTCAACAACAAGCATCCGAGTGCACGGAAAGTTCTCGTCTAATGTTAATTGCACATAGTATATCGATATTGCAAAAACTCAGACAACGTATGGAAAAGGAATTATAGTATGAT